CAACACTTCGCAAACATTATTTTCACCTTCTCAAGCAGAGAGATCTCATGCTCGATCGCATCCGCACAAAGCTGCGCGTGACGCAGATCCAGCAGGGTCTGGCCGGAAACAACTCGGCTCTGACGGCAGCGTTGAAAATGCTGGACACGGTCAACGTGGAACGCGCCCAGAAGAAGGTGAACGAACGCTCGGCTCCCGCGAAGCAGGAGGCACCCAAAAAGCTTGGGAAGAAGGAAGAGCAGAAAATCGCGGCGCAGAATGTTGGAGGTAAATTCGCTCCTCCGGCGGCTCCCAAACTGGTGATCGATAACCGCTGATGCAATGGTCAACTGCCTGCCTGGACTGGGAAGAACGGATAGTCGGCAAGCGCTCGCTGATTCCGTTCGACCCATTGTTTCCGGATGAAGCCGAGGCGGCACTAGCGGTTTTCAAATCGCTGGTCATGGTCGATGTCGCAGGCCAACCCACGTTCGGTGAGGCGTGCGACGAATTCGTTTTCGATTTCGTTCGCGCCATCTTCGGTGCATACGACGCCAAGCATGCCAAGCGTCTGATCCGTGAATTCTTCCTGCTGATAAGCAAGAAAAATGGCAAATCCACCATCGCTGCCGCGATCATGTTGACCGCGCTCATTCGCAACTGGCGGCATTCAGCTGAACTGCTGATCCTTGCGCCGACAATTGAAATCGCCAACAACAGCTATAATCCTGCGCGTGACATGGTCCAGGCCGATCCGGAGCTGCTCGACCTTCTGCACATTCAGGAAAACCTGCGGCAGATCAAACACCGGATTACCAACGCGACCCTGAAAGTCGTGGCGGCGGATACAGACACGGTCGGCGGCAAAAAGGCTGCGTTCGTTCTTGTCGACGAATTGTGGATCTTCGGGAAGCGCGCGAACGCCGATGCTATGCTACGCGAGGCGACCGGCGGCCTTGTTTCGCGTCCTGAGGGTTTCGTTATCTTCCTGTCAACTCAGTCGGATGCGCCGCCTGCGGGGATATTCAAAGCGAAACTGGATTATTTCCGGGATGTGCGTGACGGCAAGATCGTAGATCCGAAAAGCCTTGGCGTGCTTTATGAGTTTCCTGCCGATCTGGTGAAGGCTGAAAGCTATCTCAAGCCTGAATTTTTCTACGTTACCAATCCCAATATTGATCGGTCTGTCAGTCAGGAATGGCTTGAAGACAAGCTGATTGAGGCGCAGCGTGGAAGCGGCGACGAGCTGCGGACGCATCTTGCCAAACATCTCAATGTTGAGATTGGCATGAACCTGCGCGGCAACCGTTGGTCCGGTGCGGATCATTGGGAAGCTGCTGCCGACGAAGAACTAGCCGCGCTTCCGCATTTCGACGCGCTTTACCGGCTTCTTGAGCGCTCAGAGGTTGTTGCGGTCGGGCTTGATGGCGGCGGACTGGATGACTTGTTCGGATTTACGGTTCTGGGGCGCGAGCCTGCCTTGATCGAAATTAACGTTGAAATAAACGGGGTCATGACGGTCAGGCGCATGAAGCGCTGGATATCATGGTCGCATGCCTGGTGTCACAAGAGTGTGCTTGTTCGTCGTCAGTCCATTGCCTCGGTTCTTCAGGATTTCGCGAAGGCGCGCGAGCTTACGATCGTGAACAATGCCCTTGAGGACATCGGGGCCATCATGGAGCTGATCCAGCAGATCAAGGAAACTGGCCTGCTGGGCGGCGTGTCTGCCGACCCGGCTGGACTTGGTGAAATCATCGACGCTCTTGAGGAGATCGAGATTACCCCCGAAAACGGGTTGTTGGTCGGTGCGCCTCAGGGTTTCGGCATGATGAACGCCATCAAGAGCACAGAGCGCCGCGTCCAGAGCGGGTTGTTGAAACACAGCGGTGGCAAGCTGATGCCGTGGTGTGTGTCGAACCTGAAGATTGAGCCGACAGCCACCGCCATTCGCGCCACGAAAGCTACCGCTGGCGACGCCAAAATAGATCCGATCATGTCTCTGTTTGATGCCGCGACATTAATGATCCGTAACCCGGAAGCCCCCGGCGTCTCTGTTTACGAGACGCGCGGCATTCTTGAGCTTGAAGTGGATTACATGTGAGCGATCAGGAGCCAAAAACCGGACGACGACTGTTCGATGTGCGGGATTTGTTCGGGCTGATAGGCTTGGGCCTCCTGTCTTATGGCTGCTGGCTGATCTATCCACCATCAGCATTCATTGTTTCCGGCGTGATACTGATCGCAACGGCAATCGCATTGGCGAGGGCATAATGGGAATCCTTTCTTCGATGTTCTCGGCAGGCGAGCGCTACAGCGTGCCGGAGAAGATGAGTTCGCCCGGTGGTTGGCTGACACGGATGGTCGGCGGGAAGACTAAGGCCGGGACTGTCGTTTCGGAGACGAGTGCGCTTTATCAGCCTGTCGTCTACGCCTGTGTGAATCGCATTGCGAACCCGATAGCACGCTTTCCGCTGCGGATGTTTCAAGCCATGCCGGACGGAAGTCGTCGCCAGTTGACCGCCGAAGATCATCCGTTTGCTGCATTCCTTGGTCTGCGGCCCAACGAGTTCATGAGTTCCCGAACGCTGCGCAAGACCACGCAGGCGCACGCGCTTTTGTGGGGAAACGGCTTTCAGGAAATTGAGAGAAATGGCCGCGACCAGGCTGTCGGTCTGTTCCCTTTGCTTCCTGATCGGACGGCACCCATGCGGGAAAACGGCGATCACTGGTATCGGACGCGAATTGATGGTCGACAGGTCGACATCGAAAGCCGCAACGTCATACACATCATGGACCAAAGCCAAGATGGTTATGTCGGGTTGTCGCAGATAGCGATGGCCCGACAGGCTGTAGGCTGGGGCTTCGCGATGGAGGAGTTCGGGTCAAAGTTCTTCGCGAACGATCTGAAGTCAGGCGGTTTTTTGATGCATCCGGGCCGTTTGAGCAGCGGTGCCAAGACCAATATTCGTGGCGCCAACGGAGAAACGCATACTAACAGGGCCAATCCTGCATCTGCGCTTGAAGCGCAAGGTGGCATCGACAATGCGCATAAGGTGAAGGTGCTGGAAGAAGGGATGAAGTTCATCCAGACTTCCATCCCGCCTGAAGATGCGCAGTTCCTCGGCTCTCGTGAGTTCCAGATTGCAGAAATTGCGCGCATCTATGACGTGCCTCTGATCCTGCTTCAAAGTCAGGAAAAGCAGACCAGCTTCGGCGCTGGTATCGAGCAGCTGATGATTGCCTTCGTGCGCCAGACCATCGACCCGTGGGTGAATGGCTGGGAAGAGGAAATGAACTTCAAGCTCTTCACCGAGGAGGAGCGCGCCAAAGGCTATTACGTCAAGTTCAACATGAACGCCTTGCTCCGTGGCGATATGAAAGCCCGTGCTGAATACTACCGGTCGCTGTTTGGTGTGGGTGGACTTTCACCAAACAAGATCCTCGGCCTTGAGGACATGGACAGCATCGGCCCAGCCGGTGACCACCATTTCGTCCCGGCCAATTTTGTCACGTTGGATCGGGCGACGGACCCCAACTATCAGCCGTCAGGTGCGGCAAGCGCGAAATCGCCTAAGGCAGACGAGCCGCCAGTAGATGAGGATGAGGCAGAATGAAATACGCACACATTCTCATGGCAGTCGCTTCCGAAATCTGGGCGATGCAGCCCGAAAAGATGGTAGCCATCATCGATTTCCTAGCTACCCAGGCTGAGGGCATCAAATTCTCTGCCGAGGAGATTGAGGCGCGGATCGCGCCACAGACCGCAAAGGCAATCGCTCGCAGGGAAGGTGATGTTGCTATTATCCCGCTGCGCGGCGTCATGTCCAACCGCATGAACCTGATGGGTAATGTATCGGGCGGCGGCGGAACAAGTGCGGAGCAATTCAGTCAGCAATCCTTGGCTGCTGCGCGTGATGACGCCGTCAAGGCGATCATCCTCGACGTGGACTCGCCTGGTGGTGCTGTTCTTGGCGCGGATGAAGCAGCAAGCACCGTTGCGTCTATTCGCGGCACAAAGCCAATCATTGCCCAGGTCAATGCGACAGCTGCCAGTGCGGCTTATTGGGCGATATCGGGTGCCGACGAAATTGTGGTGACGCCTTCTGGCCATGTCGGTTCCATCGGCGTCTATACCGTCCACGAGGATATCAGCGCCGCGCTCGAAAAGGCAGGTATCAAGAAGGACATCATCAGCGCCGGGCCTTTCAAGGCTGAAAACAATCCATTCGGCCCCCTTGGTGACGAGGCGCGAGCGCATATGCAGTCGCAGGTTGATGCCTACTACAGCATGTTTGTCGATCGTATAGCCTCCGGTCGGGGCGTGACCAGCGCAGTTGTCCGCGAAACATTCGGTGGTGGACGTATGGTATTGTCCAGTCAGGCCGTTTCTCTGGGGATGGCTGATCGGATTGGAACCATGGAAGAGACTTTGCAGCGCTTCGGCGTCGCGCCTCAGACGGAAGCCCGCCGATCCATGGCCTCTGAACGCATGCGTCGTTCTGCCGCTCTCTAACCCTTTATCCGCATCAGCGGTCCGTATTTCCGCTCGCGAGCCGGCGCGGGCGCGATCTCTTTTGTCCGGAAACATCAGCAATCAGGAGATACCCATGCTGACCAAACGAACCGCGCTGTTTGGCGGCGCGCTTTTGCTTGCATTTGTCGCCGTCCTCGCAGTCAACATGTCCGGGTTGGATGTTTTCCACCCGGTGGCACATTTTGCCAATAGCTTGCAGGAGCCGCCTCACGCTATCATGGCGCACGTTGCTCTGGCGGGGCTGCGCGCAAAGCGCGTCGAGATCGTCGGGCAGATGCAGGCGCTCATTACGGCGGCGGAGGCAGACGATCGCGATCTGACCCCCGAAGAGGCTGCGGCCTTCGACGCTTTGGAAGTCGAGAAGAAAGGGCTTGATGTCCGGATCGACCGCGCAACTGGGCTTGCAGAAAGCGTTGCGTCCCTCAATGCGGTCACGCCGGCTGCATCTCGCGGCCAGAACATCCAGCGGGCAGGCGGACCGGAAGCCTCGCGGGAATTCGAGAGCATGGGCGATTTCCTTCATGCAGTGCGTTTCCGCCCGAGTGATCAGCGCCTTAACTTCGTTGAAGGCGTTGGCGCCGCGACAGACGCCGATGGCATGCAGGCTGAAATGCGCATGGACAACGACACGTCCGGCGGCTTCATGGTGCCCACGCAACTGCGGAATACTCTGTTGAGTGTCCAGCCACAGGACGCACTTGTTCGTCCTCGTGCCACTGTGATCGAGGCAGGCGATCCGCCGGATGCGTCTGTCACCATGCCGGCTATCGAGCAGGGCGGCGCAAATCCCGGCAACATGTTCGGCGGAATGACGTTCTCCTGGATCGAAGAAGGTGGCGATAAGCCCGAGACTGACGCGGACCTGAAGGCGATTACGCTCACGCCGCATGAAATTGCCGGTTTCGTGACCGTGACCGACAAGCTTCTTCGCAACTGGCGCGCGTCGGCTTCCTTTATCGAGGGTCAGCTCCGCGCGGGTATCTCTGCCGCTGAAGATTTCGCGTTCCTTCGCGGGAACGGTGTCACCCAGCCCCTTGGAGCGATCAATGCTCCGGCGATGAAGTACATCAATCGCGCCAATGCGAACTCTGTCACTTATCTTGATCTTCTCAAGATGGTTTCGGTTCTGCTGATGCGTGGCGGTACGCCCGTATGGTCCATGCCTCAGTCGGCGATCATCCCTCTTGCCCAGCTGACCGACCCGGAAGGTCATTATATCTGGAAGCCTGGTGCGGTGGACGGCTTTGCCGGCACTCTTCTCGGTTATCCGGTTCGCTGGAACAATCGCGCACCATCGCTGGGCACGAAGGGCGACATCATCCTTGTCGACTGGACTTACTATTTGATCAAGGATGGCTCCGGCCCGTTCGTGGCGGCCTCCGAGCATGTCAAGTTCACGCAGAACAAGACTGTCATCAAGATCTTCTGGAATGTCGATGGCGCACCGTGGATGAACGCGCCGATCAAGGAAGAAAACGGCTACGAAGTATCGCCGTTCGTCGGCCTCGACATCCCGGCGTAGTCCGGATTGCGCAGCATACGACCCGGCGTCGCCGGGTTGTTTTCCCCTCTTTGCTATCTGAGAAAGGAAATCGCCATGCGCGATCTCGCCAACCATATTTCCATCAAGCGGGCCATCAGCCCCGGCGCCGCAGTTGCGGACAATACGCCCATCGTTTCCTCAATCATCGACCTCAGTGGTTACGGA